TCCCCCCATCGAAGCGAACTGGTCGGTAAGCTGCCCAACGTCAACGCCGATATCCATTGCATAAGCTCTCATCGAAAGCATCATTTGGCCGGTTTCCGTTGCGTTTACTCCCATTCCTTTGATTGCAGCTTGTGCTGATTTAGCATATGTTTCTTGAGAAACGCCGACTTGCGATAATACCGATGCAGTGCGGATCATGTCATCTTGAGCGGTTCGACTAACCTGTGAAAACTCTGCGGTACCTTGATATAAAGCCGTTATTGAGTCTTTCGCTATATCTAAATTATGACTCATGCTTCGCAACGCCTTAGCATGACGTTTATAGCTATTTGCCAATTGTCCATTGAGACCTAGCGTTCTTTTTAGCTCTCTGTTGTTATCTTCCAGCTTAAAGACAAGCTCAGCCCATAACTTAATTATTTTTACAATCCATCCAATGATCGTAAAGAATATATTACTGCTAAAGTTGCCCATAAAGTCTGCAGCTGCCTTGCCGGCCTTTTTAAGCACATCGGTCCATGACTGCATGGTTTGCGTTGTTTCACCTGTGTGCTTTTTAATCTCTCTTGTGTTGCCCATCACCTGTGATAGTTGATTGGACATGTTTTTAGAAAGTTCGTTACTTTGACCTTGGCCGTCTGCTATTTTTTGTGTTAGGTCAAGTTGCTTTTTCTGAATTTTTAAGATTTCCGCTTCGGTGCTGGCCTTGGCGCGAGTTCTATTAAGCTCTGCTTCATCAAGGGCTGCTTGCGTTTCGCGTATAGCATTCATACGCTCCATTGTTGCATAACGGCTCGACGTGGACGCATCGGCACTTCTTAAAAGCTCCAATTCTTCTTTTAAGGCAGCTATTTCTGCTTCTAACTGTTCTATGGTCGCCACTACGAACCCTCTTAAAGTCTATAATAATTAGTTACTATACAAAAAAGGCAAAGTTCTAAACTTTGCCATGGCGCGCCATCATATCAGGCGGCATTTGGGGATTATTATAAGGTGTCAGCGGGGTGCCACCAGAATTACCCTTCGAGCTATTATTTATTGCCTCAGATTCTTCCTTTAATTGTCGCGCTAGCCTCATGACAAACCATGTACGTAATCCAATAGGCAGGTTATATGCTTCTGACAAGCTCCACCCGCCGGCGTATTTCAAAAAGAAAAATGCCTCATATACGCTTTCCATATAATCATCGGTCAGGCCAAAAAAAGTCCGCAGTGAGCGGCACCTCCATGTCCTGTTCGTGGCCACACTCTGAGCACTCAAAAAGCTGTGTCAAATCAACATTTGGCGACGAAAGACGATAACATAACCTTAAATGGCGCGAATCTCTTGAAGGAATGTTGTCAAGAAGATATCTAATTGTCTCCAGTCTCTCGTCTTCGTTAACAGAAACGATAATGCCCTCTAATTGGCGTGTAACATTTCTTTCGGTTTTCTTTTTCTTGTCCTTCTCGACTGCATGTGACATTCTCTTTTCGTCATAACCATTTAATAACTTATACGTTACCTCAACTTGTGTTTGCGGAAGTACTGTGGTAAATGTGCCATCTTTGTTGTTTCGAACGTCCAAATCACCAAATTCATCACCGACATAAACATTAGCCTCATTTAAGTCAAATGAATATTCCTGACTAGCTCCGCATGAGGGACAGCTGACTGATGTGTTGTATTCCGAACCATAAGCAGCCACTCTGGTGGCTATTACAATTGCATTTTTATCGCCGACCAACAGGGAATCTGGATCTATTCGCTTATCTAGTATTAGACTTGATATAACGCGATCTAAAGCAACGCCTTTTTTTAGAAGAGTAACTGAAGTTAGAATATCTTCTTCTTTTGCGGTCATTTGCTTGATTTCAATGCTACTTTCGCCGTTTAGTGGGTGCCCCTCTGGGTAGTACACTCCACCGGAGGGAAGCTCTACAAATTCAGTAGGTACAACAAAGGAGAACGGAACTGCCTCAGCATTACTTTCATTCGCCATTTGATGAACAGGGGGGCCTCCATCGTTTTTTTGTTTGGGGCCGCCTACGCGGTTTCTATTACGTGACAATATACACCTCTCATTTCATTTTAATTGTCTTGTTTTATTATACATCAAAGAAGCTTTTTATTATACATCAAAGAAGCTAGTGTTGCCAGTTGGACCAACCGATGGGTTAGTGGTCGTTACTCTTGCCCAGTCGTATTTAAGTGTCACTGACAACTCTGTAAGATCATCATTGCCGTATTCTAGGGAATCACCAAACTTCGCTTCTGTGATAAAGGAGTTCCATAGGGTCCAAGTTTCAAGGGGTTGCCCATCTGCATCCAATTGAGTAATTAGAACGGTACCGAGCGCGCCGGCAGCTTTAGCCTTAGACATGGTTCCCATGTTTTCGTTTGTGGAGTCTGTCGGCGGAGTATAGCCAGAAGCCTGTACAATATCTGCAAGAGTTGCAGTCATGTCTGGGCTTACCGGGTCAACTAGAGTGATCGTGACGTCATTCCACGTCACTGCACCGGGATAATAAAAGGTATGGTTCAAATACTTGTGTTCCGCAGATGCAATCGCAAAAGAAGGCTTTGCTGCTGTTTTTGCATACCATAAAAGAGCGCCGCCGCGGGCCTCATCGTTAATACCTGTAAACTGTACGGTGAACCTAAAGTTCCTTTTTGGATCTTTAAGATTCGCCTTCTCACCGAAATTTTCTGACCAGAATGCCATGTTTAAGTTTCTCCCTTAATCTAAATTAACTAGTTGGTTTAAAAATTATTAGTCATCAAAAGATGCACCTGTCGAAGCAATGACGAAGTCGATTGCAATGAACTCGATAGCCCTTGCCGGCTTGACCATAATCTTTGCATAAAGGATGTTCTGGTCAATCAAGTCTGGAGTTGTCGTAGATTCATCAAGAATCAGACGATAATCAGTAATACCAAATTTTACCTTCACGTTTGCAAGGAATGGCTCAACAAGGGACTTAAATCTATCCCATGTGGCTTGAACATTTTGCTCAAACAGAATTTGTGAGGAGATTATTGAAATCTGCTTCTTGAGATAAATCACCAATCTCCTCACATTGATTCTATCTAGCGCTGATTGACGTTCTTGGAGGGTTTTTTGTCCGAAAACGACGATTCCCGTCGATGGGAAGGATGCAATTGGATTAATTCTTGCATCATATAAAGTATCTCTTTCCTTGGAAGTTAATCTTTCGGTTACACTTACAATCGGAATTCCAGCAGCACCTTCGGTAAGGCCGCCGCGGTTAAAGCCTGCGGGAGCAAACCAAACATCCGAGCGAGCTTCTGAGCTACCTAAGACACCCAACATGGCTACAGTTGGTGGAATCCAAAGGAGGAGTCCCGTTCTTTCATCCCGAGTTTGAACCCATGGGTAGAATGTGCAACCATAACTGGAGTCAATTCTTCTATCTTTCAAGGCAGTTGCTGCTTGATTGGGGGTGGTTCCGATTCGGTCCGCCTTGGAGGACTTATATGCCTCATGGCTTGGAATATAGATATTTGCCAAATCAACAAGTGCCAGTGCGTCACCACGATCGTTACATGTATCAATCATGTGCTTCGTAAGACTGTCAACAGTCAAGCCGGGAGCAGTTAGCAGATTCATATCAACAGCTTCGGGATCGGCTACAGTGTCGATAGCGCGGCGCCATGTGTGATAGGCGTAGTTGTTATCTTCAGTGGAAGTTGTACCCATTCCTGAATTGAAAAGAGGATCTGGCTTGGTGATGTCCCACCCATCAAAGCCGCCCCAGAAGGGCGCTGTGAAGCGGTTATAGTCTTGATCCAAAAGATCCTTGTAGGATGAACTCGTCGCCGAAGAGCCTTCGACGCGGGAACCGGACTGGTAGTAGTAGTTTCCGTTATGATCGCGAACAACATCGTCCAATGAGAATACATAAGAATATTGTTCTACGCCTGTAATAGCGGCAGTAGTCGGATCATCTGGGAAGTTATTATAAAGTAAGTTGTGCATATCTGCAATGCTGGCGTCAGGTGTTGCGGCGCCGGAAGTGCGAGTGGTCGATATTCCAAAATATGCGCGTGTAGGATCGGTTAATCCGCCATCAGAGGCAGATACTCTCAATCGGTTGGACGGGAAGTTGAAACTCATTGTCAAATATAAGGTAGAGCCTGTGACGACTAGGGCGTCGGCGGTGGCGTTAAACCCGGGCCAAGAAGAGGAACCAGCGACATAATAATTGTCGACTGTTCCAGAGTCGGTTGTCCATGCGTGTTTTGCGAGATCCTTAAATTTCGGAGGACCAAAATATCCAAAAGGCAACAGGGAGGCCGGAGTGGCTCCTGCCGCGACGTCCGCATTCATCTCAACATATACAAATTTAGACATATTTGGAAATTCACCATACGTCTTGAGTCTCTTTTGAGTCTCATCCCAAGCTTGATATTTATCACCGATTCTTCTCTCAATGAAGTTTGGAGAAGTTGGATCAAGAGTTAGGTTATCAAATCGCTCTAAGATTAGAACATTGTTGTCTGTATCGTTTATATCTCTGATAACCAACGAGAAAGTACCATAGTTGGTAGTGGTGGTGTAAGATTGTCTAATCTTCTCAATTGACACTTTACAGTTTCTATGTAACCATTCACCATGGCCGCGGCCTTTGAGGCGGAATAGCTTTGTGGAATTTTCGGGTCGATAATCGCCGGGATTTTTTAGATCTTGGCCGATGAACCAGCCAGCAACGGCTTCGCGGGAAGCCTGCTTTTTCATGACCGCAGGGCCCTTATAATCAGTCGTATCGCCTTCCAAGGCGATCGGCATTATAATACCTCTTACGTTTTGCGTATCAATAAGTGCGCGGCCGATTGACTTTCCTGCGCACCCAGCGGTTTGATTCTTGCCACCATCGCGGATGTTTTGCTCAAATGTTTCTCCGAGCCAATAATCAACCTCAGTAGTGGTTGGATAAAAGGAGCCTGCTCCTCTTAATTGTGGATTGGTGTTGAATTTCTTGCGAATAAAGTTTTCGGAAGAATCGTCAAGATTGAAAAGAATATCTTGCTGGCCTTGTGCAGAACCAGTGATTGTTACTTTCCAGTTTCCATCACTATTCGGCGCAATTAGCATACCCGTGCTAGATGTCACTGTCGACGTTCCATTTAGAGTGCCGGAAAGCTCAATTGAGCCATTCTGTAGATACCAGACTGCAGCTAATGTCCCTGTGATATTATGACTTCTATGGGCCACCGAGGCGGTTGTCCAAGTGGGCTCGTTTCCGGAGTGGAAAAGCCACAGACCATACGCACCACCACCATCATTTGGGGTATTGTCGGTAGTCCAGCCTGCGGCGGCATCACCACCAGCAGACTTACCGGCAG